CTCTGCATTCGGGGTCATCTGGTAGCCCGGACGGTACCCCGCCGTGGATGTAGACAGGATTTAGATCAGCTAACCCTGAAACAAGACTGTGGATCGTGTCGGTGAAGATTGTCCAGATCACGCATTTCTTGCCATCCTTAGCTAGCGCATAGGCGTGATCCATTACCGCCCGCATCTTGGCAGAGTTCCCCTCATCTAGAACCTGATCGACAATGGCGGAGTTAACTTGGACGTCATCATTGGCCATGGCGCTTAGAGCCAAGGTTGGATTTACGGAAAGCTGCAGGAGCCGCATCACCGACCGCCGTGCCTTCAGGAACTGTGCGTCACCCATCCCGTGCGATATCTGCTTTGAAAAGTTGCGAATGAACTCGTTGCGAACGATAGAGTAAAGGGCGAGTTGCCCCGAATCCATGCTGACATCTATGAAGTGGCGCTCGGCTCGCGGAAGGCCGAGTTCTGTCTTGGTCGTTCGAACATACAGATTGCCAAGGACTTCACGCGGAGATTTCCCGTGCGCAATTTCTAATCCGTAGCCATGTCCGGGCCACAGAAAATCAAGCTGGGACTCCATATCGGATGCCCCCTGCGGCATTGGTGTTCCAGTGAGGATGTCGCGCCGTACCGGGTCGTCTGCCGTTCGGAGAAAGAACGCGCCGCGCTGGGATTGCCAACCGGCCTTCATGCGGTGGGCTTCGTCAAGCACAAGGTGCGTCGGCGTAGCAGCGAAGTGCGAGGCAAGCAATCCTTGCTGCCGGATCACCAAATCATAAGAAATAATAAACCTTGTCGCTCCAGAATGAAGCGCTTTTCGCGTTTCGTCCTCAGAACCGGTTAAGAGCTTGAAAGGTTCGGCGCCTCCGCCTGGCGCATCTTCGGCCATGCACTCACTAACAATGTCCATCCACGCCTGGAAAGCAGCCTTGGGCGCGACAACGATGAAGTGATGTCCATTTTGCCGCGTAAGCATATGTAGCGCGAATGTGACGGTGGTCTTTCCTGCGCCTGGAACAGAAAAATTTGCGCCATTACTTAGTGCAAGAAGGTGAGAAATATCTCGCAGCTGGAAGTCGCGGAGCTTTCGCTTGGTGAAGCCCATCGTCCTTAAACTCGCTTCGATTTCATCTGCTGTCAGAGCTTGGGTGATCTGACTGCGCATCTCGCGCGTCTTGCGTATCTGCGCCACAAATGTCCGCAATTTTCCATCGGCGTCACCTTCCGGTCGGAAGCGGAAATTCAAGCTTGTCTGGTTGGCCTTGCTCCCGAGCTCTCGCACCACGCCAAGCGTATCGGGCCAAGACAGACTGATCTCACAGCCGGAAACGGTGTGATCGAGTTTCTTTGTCCGGATCGCAAGTTTCAGACGCGACCAGATGGGTGTTTCTAACTCATCTTCGGGTACCGTGAAGGTGCCTGTGTGATCGGAGTTATACCGAACAGATACGGGTGTCGGGGCATCGCTCACTCAGGCTTACTCCTCCCCGATGTTATCCGAAGCGACGCCGTTCTGGCGGGCTTGTATTGCGGCTTCAATCTTGTCGAGTCCTTTGCGGATCGATCCAATCTGCTTCAGAATGGCTGGCAGGGTCGGTGATCCTGCGGAGCTTATGTCAATGCCTGTGACCTTGGAGTTGATCTGCGCCAGCGCTTTTAGCGCAGCTCCTTCATTTTTCAGACCCTTGTCCAGCTCAATAGCGGTTTCGCATGCTTCGATCAGCGTGGTAACCGCCTCATCCCTAGTATCTTCATCCCGCAGAGCCCCAATGATAGGGGTGTAGTCTTTGCTCTCACCATCACTGTCGATATCGATGGCGAAGTCATCATCGTCGACCTGATCGCCATCATCACTGCTTGGTAGTTCAAGCTGATCTTCGAGGATTTCAAGAACTTGCGGCGCGAGTTTTCCAAAGGCTGCATTAAGGCGGTAAACGCGCCCGCTTATCCTGTCGCGATTCTCGTAGATAGACCAAGCAATCGCGCGGCTGGCGTTTTGAAGGTTGGCATCCTTTTTGGCGATAGCTTTAGGAAGATCGCCAAAAATCTGCTGTCCGTCTTGAAGCAGATCGTACTCGCCGGGCTTCCTAATCCACTCGCTGAGATATAGATCCGCTTCATCGAGCGCTTGCAGTACATTTTCAATCTCGATCTTATTGCGGCGCAGGCGGTCGGCGACCTCGTTTGTCGATCTGTTTTTGCCAACCTGACGGCGGATCAGCCTCGCATCGCCGATCCAGTCATAGTCAAGCTTTGTTTGTGGCCTTGCTTGCAAGTCGGCTTCAATGTCATCGATTTCATCTCGAGTCACGTCTGATGGCAGAACTGCACACTTGATATTGGTGAAGCGCTCGTCGACTGAACCATCTTTGAGCATCTTTAGCTCACGCATCGCAGCGAGTCTTCGATTCCCATTAACCACTACGCCTGTGCTGGTGATGAGAATGGTTTCGCGCTGTCCATCCTTCTCCAGAACCGAGATGATCGGGGTCACAGATTCAGTTCCCTGCTTAGCCAGTCGAGCCAGGATTTGATGCTGTGCCTGCTGAGCGGTTGTCAGTTCCTGACCTTTCTCAAAAAAGTCCTTTAGCAGGCCTTCACGGGCGATCTCAGTTTGCTGAGCGCTAAAGGTGCGACAGTTCTCCATGCGATAGACGGGGACATCTATCGGCAAAGAGATGACCTTTGGCGTAAACTTGTCACTTCGGAAATCGTAAATGGTTTCGCCGAACTCATCCGCGGTTTCCATCCGTTTGGTGATCATTGCCTCACGCTCGGCGCGAGGTTTCAGACTAATCTTGTACATCAATGGTATCCCCTTCTTACTCGAACGCGACCACAATGATTGGCACGGTGATAACTCTGTCGAAGAGCTCAAGTTCCTTAATTACACGCTCCGCATTGGCAATATTGTCACCAATAATCTTTGCGGCTTCCCGAGTTGGAAGGGCAATACCTGCAGCCTGTATCTTCTTGCTTTGAAAAAGGTATTGAAGTTTCAGTAGATCGTAAGGCGCACGACTCATGTTTCCAGTCTGAAGCTGAAATGCGAGATCATCTTGCATCGCGAACACGCTGAGGCCATGCGCCTGGTCAAGCTGGACGTTCAGCGCCCATCCTTCTTTCAGAAACTCGTTTTCAACGTGTTTTCGTATATCGGGCGTACAACGCGGTGCGATCTTGACGGAGGGCGCCTCGAATACGTCTGTGAGCCATTCTTTGAGCTCACGCCGATCCCATTCGGAACCCGCGCTGTGATGTGCGTCATAAGTATATGCGAGTTTCATGGTTCCTACGATGCGTTAGGGTCATAGATGGGCTTATTCATGGGGCGGGTGCGAAGGGTACCCGCACGCAACTGATGAATCCGCTCCCACGCTATATCAACATATCCTCGGTCAAGGTCGCAGCCGTAAGCGTGTCGCCCATTTTTCAGCGCAGCAATAGCGGAGGAGCCTACGCCAAGGTAGGGATCGAGAACGCTCCCGCCCTCATTTGTTAAAGACAGAACCAGGCGCTCCACCAATCCGATGGGGAATTGACAAGGGTGGTCGGTTTTTTCAACGTGATTAGATTTGACGTTAGGGATATCCCAGACATCAGCAGGGTTCTTACCGAGAGGGTTGCTGGAGAGCTCACCTTTATTTGGACCCTTGAAATGCTTTTTATTTGGGTACTTCGAAGGAATGCGGACTGGGTCTAAGTTGAACGTGTATTCCTCAGATTTAGTAAACCACAATATTGTTTCATGTCTGCCTGAAAAACGCTTCTGACAGTGCAGCCCATGTCCGAAAGTCCAAACAATCCGATTGCGAAGTTGCAGGCCATGATTTTTGAAGAGCGGATAGAGGAGAATATCTAAAGGAAATATCTCGCCAGAGTCAACGTGGTTACCAACCTGCCAGCAGATCGATCCGTTGGGGGCAAGTAGACGTACCGCTTCCGCAATACACGCCGCCTGATCCTCAACATATTTCTCTAGCGAACTGCGCTTTTCGTATGATTTCCCAATGTTATAGGGTGGCGAGGTGACAATCAGGTCAATGGACTCGTCGGGCAAACGCCGCATGAACTTAAGGTTGTGCTCGCAGGATATCTCGGCCTTCCCATCCCGTTCCAGGCGATGAACTGCGCCCCCGATTTCGTTGTCAGAATGGAGTAGAGCGAGCGCTTGCTTTGAGGCCATTTCAAAGTTCCAGTGATTCTTGAGGCCGCGGGAAAGATACGGCAAGATAAAAAGTAGGGCAGCAGCTCGACGATATCTGGTATACACCTTGAAAAGCAATCCCGCATGTTGCGCAAACCGGGTATCTGCGCAACACCTCATACCATAGCTGGCCATGGTTATCAGACAGGGGAATCGCGTTTGGAAATTTGAGTGTGAAGAAGGTGAACATAGCGCGAACAGTTTGACTCTCTCGTTGCGTTCGTGGTCAGGTTTTGGTGATTTTCGATCTCGATTTGACGAGACAGACCCAAACGCGATTGCCCTGGGTTATCAGAAGCCAACCACAGAAGAGCAGGCTCGGGACAGACGCAACCGCGACTGGCGGCTGTTCAAAGCGGCGCGGGAATTTTGAGCATTCGTCCCCGGCTCTGTGCATGTTTAGCCGCCCTATGAAGTCCTGGAGAACAACCTGGGGATACACGTTGCCGTCCTCACGCCTGGCGCTTGAAGCCGCTGATGTGCTCCTTCTCGGCCATGACAACCGGCTGATGAATTCAACCTGACCTCGAACACCAACGGCGCTGCGCGGCGGATCGAAGCGCGGCATTCGGATAGGGCACTATATCACGATGTTTGAAAGCCCCAATAGATACATAAAGACTATCTAATTTTTGTGACCAGCCACAACTTTCATCCTCGGCTTCAACATCTCCCCCACCGCGTTCACCCCGGCCCGCAGCGGGGAGTCGATCAGGTGTGCGTAGCGTTGGGTGGTGCCGATCTGAGTGTGACCCAGCAGCCGCCCGATCATTTCCAATGACGCCCCGCCAGAGACCAACAGCGAGGCGAAGGTATGGCGCAGATCGTGGATGCGGACGTCGCGGATGTCGGCCTGCACGCGCATCCGTTCCCAGAACCGCTTGAGATCGACCACTGGCTGGCCCGGAACATCGCCGGGGAAGAGGAAGGGGCAGCCCTTGGGCACGGCATCCCCGCGCAGCCGGATCAGGGCGACGGCCTCATGCGAGATTGGCACGCGGTGGACCCGGCGCTGCTTGGTGTAGGCCGCCTGTTTTGTCCAGATCGCAAGATCGAGGTTGAACTGATCGAAGGTGGCGGTGCGGGCTTCGCCGCAGCGGGCGCCGGTCAGCATGCAAAGCCGGATGATCCCGGCGGCACGCTGATCGGGATCGTCGCAAAGGGCCTCGGCGAGGCGTTGGATTTCGTCAAAAGACAGAAAGCGTTCGCGGGCGGTTTCAGGGCGTTTGCGGAAAGCGGTGGCCGGGTTGTCCGTGCGTATTTTCCACATCACCGCGAGGCTAAACATCTTGCGCAGAACCTCGCCCACCCGGTTGGCGCGCACTGGGGTGGGTTTAAAGGTCTTCGGTGGAGGCTTTGGTGGCGACTTTGGTTTGGACCGCGCCGGTTTGAGAGTCCGCGGCACCTTGATCGGTTTTGTGGCTTTCTTCCAAACCCGCGGCCGTCCCGCGGCGATCTTGGTCAGCAGCCGATCGACGTCGGTAGGCGTAATGTCGGCCACTTTACGGGACCGCCATTCGGGCAAGACCAACGTCTTGACCATGCTGGCCTGATCCTTGCTGCTGGATGTGGACAGCTTCGGCAAATGTTCGTCGATGTACCTCTCAACCAGTTCCTCAATGGTGGGTGCATGGCGGGCATTTGTGCGCGTATCCATTGGGTCTTCGCCGCGATCGATGTCGCGCTTGAGCCGCTTGGCCTCCTCGCGAGCGGCAACCACCGACCAGCTGGGCCATGTGCCGATCGTCATGCGCCGTTGCCGCCCCGCCGCGCGGTAAATTAAGACAAAGCCTTTGCGGCCAGACTCAAAGACGCAAAGGCCGAAGCCCGCGCAATCCTCGTCGAACACCACGTATTTTCGTGAGCCAATTTCGGCAGCCTTTACAACTCTTTCCGTCAGATGCGTTCCCATTCGGTCCCTCCAATTCAGGCCGACTGAGCAAAGAGAATCGGCAAAGAGCAACCTGCTCCATACAAGGCACCGGCAGAGAGGCGGAAACCGGCAGAAACAAACCGGCAATTCTGCCGGTCGTTTTGCGGCGTGGCCAGAATCATGTTTAGGCCGGGTTCAGTTCCTGCCAAATCGCCTTGATCCGGCGTCGGATCGTGCTCTCGTCGGGGGCCTCGCCATCGTCGGAATTGGCGATGAACCATTCCTGCATCTCAACCACTAAGTCACGCTGCTGCAACGGAAATCCGCCCGTGTAGATGCGTTTGAATAGGGCCATGTGAAAGCCTTCCCAGTCGTATTTCCCTGGTGCCCCCGGCCCTGCGTTGCGGGTCCGACCGATCCCATTTGCTTCCTCAAAGCGATCAATTTCGCGGGCTGTGATCATGATGTCCGCCGCAGTCAGCCGCAAACCGCGTGCCGGTTCGGTGATGGTTTTCCAGTCATCGCCTGAGGACTGGCGCGCTTGCGTCATGTAGATTTTCTTCGCCCCTTTGCCGTATGGACGGAACAACGCCCGAACCTCGCTGCCAGGGACGTGCATCAGACCGGCCGCACATTCAGTGCCGAATTTAACCGCCGAAAACCCGGCCACAAGGTCAAGCTCGCCCGAGATTGCCCAGTTCACAACCGCGGTCTGGCTGCACCCCCACCGCCCCGCAACATCAAGAATTGAATAGAAATACTGTGCCGGAAACGCCATGCCTGCCTCCTTGTTTGATCGCCGGTAAAGTCGTGGCTCCGTGACACACGAAACCTGTCCTCCCCTCTCGGAAAGGGGTGACCATCTGGCGAATCTGGTTATGAACTGCTCCCGTCCAAGTTGTCATAGTTCACTGTTTGTTCATATACGGATTAATGAGCCACCCTCCGATTTCGGTGGATAAATCGGACCGGCAGAATTGCCGGTTTGTTTCTGCCGGTTTCTGCCTCTTTGCCGGTGCCATGCCCGTGCTTGTCTTGCCCCACTGATTTCAGCGCGCCGATTGGGGAGCACTGGGCATGGAGAAAAGACATGAAGAACATTGGCTTGAAGGAAATCACCGACGATGTGCCGGAAGGTGACACCGGTCTGCTCTCGGGCTGGCTGAACCGCGCAGACCTTGCCCGGGAACTGACCTTGTCAGTGGACACATTGCAGCGCTGGGAGACCCGCCGCATGGGGCCGCCCTGCGTCCGGGTCGGGCGCAAGGTGCTGTACCGCATGGAGGCGGTCAGGGACTGGCTGCGCGATCAGGAGGCCCGCAAAGCGGGCGTCAGCCGCGCTGTGGCTGGTCGGCGTTGAGGGGGCAATCATGGCGAACACAATCACACCCAGCGGCACCATCCCGGTCACCGCACTGATTGCTGAGGCCCAGCGCGAGCTGGATCTGCGACGGCAGTTTTACTGGTCCCGCGTGCGTGCGGGCAAGATGCGCCAGGACGAGGCCGACAAGCGCATCGCGCTGATGCAGGCGATCGTCAAACGCCTGACCGTGACGGCGGCGCTATGAGCCACAAGGCCACCAACTGGGCGATCCAGCAGCGCGGGTTGATGCCTGTGACCAAGCTTGTGCTCTGGTATCTCTGCGACCGGCACAACCCGGATTTCGGGTGCTTCCCGTCGCAGGACCAGTTGGCGGCCGACGCCGAAATTTCCCGTGCCTCGCTGAATGTCCACCTCGACAAGCTGGAAATGGCCGGGCTGATCCGTCGGCACCGGCGTGTGGACGAGGCCACCCGCAAGCAGAAATCCACCCGTTATGTCCTCGGCTTTGAGGATGATTTCGATCGCGAGCCATGTCCAGAATCTGGACATGGAAAACCCCAAAAGCCGTGTCCAGATTTTGGCAAAAGCCGTGTCCAGAATCTGGACACTAACCTTGTAAGAGAACCTGTAACTACTACCGCGCGTGAGGCAGACGAAAACGCCGACGCCGAAGGGGCTTGCCTCGCTGCTTGTGGTGACGGGCTGAGCCAAACATCGCGGACCGCGATCATCGCGACCCGACCGGTGATCGATGCCTGGCTGGCAGCAGGTTACGATCTGAAGGCCGATATCCTGCCCACCCTGGCCGAGCGGACCAAGCGCAAGCGCGCCGACCCGATCCGGACATGGGGATATTTCACGATGGCGATCGCGAAGCGCCATACCCAGAGGGTGGCGCAGACGGCAACGGCGAAAAGGGCTGGGGAAGCAAAGCCCGTGGCCAAGGCCAGCCCTGCCGAAATTCTGGCGTTCACCGCCGACTGGATCAACTCCGACAAATACGTGCCCCCCAGCGCTGTGTCGAACACCATGCGCGACGCGTTACTGGCAGCCGGGCTTGTGACCGAGGCCGCCTTGCGCGCCCGCCAGCTTTATTGAACCCCGAGGAAGGACGACCATGACCCTGACACCCCGCGATATCGAGGACCGCTTTGACGAGGCCGCCTATACCCTGCGCCGCCTACCTGAGAAGGATCGGCCCCGTGGCTATGGCTCGTCGTGGCCGCCCATCGTGCAGGAGGCCAAGCATGCCTACGGCTACACACCCGAGGCCCCGATGCGGGTGATCCCCAGCGCTGCCGCAATCACGCGGATGGAGGAATGCTTCGACTGGCTGATGCTGATCGATCCCCAAGATGCCCGCATCGTCTGGCTCCGAGCCGACGACATGCGCTGGCGGCAGGTCTGTATCCGGGCCGGTGTGGTGCGATCGACCGCCTGGCGGCGCTGGGCGGCCGCACTTTTGACGATTGCAAAGAAGCTGAATTCAACAGCGAAAACAAAGCGCAAGCTGAAGGTGCCGCAGCCGCCCATCTCGACACCCCGCGCAATCCCGCGCGAAAGCACCGTTGAGGCGGCGGATAACCCGCAAAACACGTTGAACTTCAGGCGAGACATTTCTTCCGGTTCTGAGGCATAAAAGCGATAGGCTGGTGGAACATATGGGCGACAGATCGACCGCTTCCCCAAGCCCTTATCAGGCGCTGCCCCTCGCTCCCCCGGCCTTGGTTCCACCCTGGCCGGACCTGTATGCGGGGGGCAGAGGCGCGGTAAGTCTCTAGCGTCAAACATTTTTTCTGGGTTCGCGCATTGGGTGCGCACCTTTGGGTGCGCAGGTACGCACCCGTCCCTTGGGAGATAGAAACGCAGGGCCATGCCGCCCGTAAGCCGGACGACGGGCCGGGGCTGACGCTTCGGCCCGTGATCATTTCTGGAGTTGCTCCGGGTGCTGCTCGCCCTGTGAGCCGACACCGGTCCGGCGCGTGATCCCTGACGCGTCGGGCCGGGTTTTGATGGAGGACCACCCCTTGCAGATCGACATGATGCCAACCGCCAGGCTGGTGCCCTACATCCGCAACGCCCGCACCCATTCCGCCGATCAAATCGCGCAGATTGCGGCCTCGATTGCCGAGTTTGGGTTCACCAACCCGATCCTGATCGGCGAGGACGATGTGATCATCGCGGGGCACGGGCGGCTCATGGCGGCGCAAACCCTCGGCCTTGCCGACGTGCCGGTGATCGTTCTGGACCATCTGTCCGAAAGCCAGCGCCGCGCGCTGGTCCTCGCAGACAACCGGATCGCGGAGAACGCCGGATGGGACAACGCGATGCTGGCTTCGGAACTGGCAGCACTGCGCGACGAGAACTTTGATCTGGACATGATCGGCTTTGACGAGGCTGAGCTTGACGAGTTGCTGGCGGGGTTTGAATTCAATGGGGGTGACGCGCTGGGCGGTGAAGGCTTGGGCGGCAGTGCGGGCGCAACCGACGCCCCACCGGCTGCTTCCTCCTCTGGCAGTCTGGCCGTCCGCTTCGGCATCCCGCCGTTCTCGATCCTCGATGCCCGCAAGGGCTGGTGGCAAGATCGCAAACGCGCTTGGCTGGATCTCGGTATCCGGTCCGAGTTGGGCCGCGGCGAAGGCGATCGTGCCTGCCCGGGCGGTAGCCCCATGCCCGGCAACGGATCGCGCAAGGATTACAAACCGGGCGCGGCCAAAGCGTTCAACGACGGCGCAGTCCTCGGTAGCGGCGGCCTTGCTACTCAGGTCGCCAAGGCCGCCACCGCCCGGCGCCAAAAAAAGGCGGCCGCTAATGGCTAAATCTCCCGCCCGGACCTTCGGCCAGGACTTGATGCGCGGCGAGCACGTGGTCGGCGGTGATAAGACCAATGGCGGCGTTCTGATGCCGTCGCACACCTCTGGCGATCCCAGCTTCTACGCCAAGAAACGCGCCAAGGAGGCCGAGTTGGGCCATGAACTGACCACCGAAGCCTTCCTTGCCGACCATTATCAAGCCTCCGATGCGGCAACCGCCTCCGGCACATCGATCTTCGATCCGGTCCTTTGCGAAATCGCCTATCGCTGGTTTTGCCCGCAAGGCGGCACGGTACTTGATCCCTTCGCGGGCGGATCGGTGCGCGGCATCGTGGCCTCGCAACTGGGCCGGTCTTACGTCGGGATCGAGTTGCGCGCCGAACAGGTCGCCGCCAATCAGGCACAGGCAGTGCTGGGCGCAGGCCCGGCCCCGCAGTGGATCACGGGCGACAGCCGCGATATCGCCATGTTGGCGAAAGACGTGGACACCGATCTGATCTTCAGCTGCCCACCCTATTGGAACCTTGAGGTCTATTCCGACGATCCGGCCGATCTGTCCACGCTGGGGAAGGACGCCTTCTTCGACGCCTATGCCCGGATCATCGCCGGGGCGGTCGCCCGCCTGCGCGACGATCGCTTCGCCGTCTGGGTGATTGGCGACGTGCGCGACGCGGGTGGGTTCTTCGTCAACCTGCCAGGCAAAACGGTTGAGGCCTTCGAGGCCGCAGGCGCCCGGTTTTACAACGATGCGATCCTCGTCACCGCAGTTGGATCGCTGCCGATCCGCGCTGGGCGGCAATTTGAGGCCTCGCGCAAGCTGGGCCGCACCCATCAGAACGTGCTGGTGTTCTGCAAGGGCGATCCCAAGCGCGCCACCGAGGCCATCGGGCAAGTCGAATTCGGCGAGATCGACGAAGGCGATGGCACTGGCGACGAGGCACCACAAGAATGACCGCGCCGATCGTGCAAACTCATTCGGGGATCTGGGTCGTTCGCGACGATCTCCACCCCGGCGGCACAAAGGCGCGCTTCATCGGGCAGGTGTTCGACGGGGTGCAGGAAGCCGTCTATGCCAGCCCACCCGAAGGCGGTGCGCAAACTGCCTTGGCCCATGTTGCCCGGGCGCTGGGCAAGAAGGCCACGATCTTCGTGGCGCAGCGGGCCAAACCACACGCCCGGACGCTGGAAGCGGCAAGGATGGGGGCCAAGGTCGTACCCGTTTCGCCCGGATATCTCACCGTCGTGCAAAGCCGGGCGCGCCAGTATTGCCGAGATACAGGCGCATCGCTGATCCCCTTCGGAGCCGATATTCCCGGCGCGGTTGAGGCCTTGGCGGAGGCAGCGCTGGCGACTGGCCTTGAGCCAGACGAAGTTTGGTGCGCCGCCGGATCGGGTGTGCTGGCGCGGGGTCTGGCGCTCGCATGGCCGAAAGCCCAGCGGCACGTCGTGCAGATCGGCCGGGAACTGGCGCCGAAGGATGTCGCCGGGGCTCGAATCCACGTCTATCCGCGGTCGTTTGGGCAAGTGGCGATGATTGGTGCACCCTTTCCGGCCGATCTGCACTATGATGCGAAGGCATGGGAGTTGTGCATAGCGATGCGCGGACCGGGGCGGGTACTGTTCTGGAATGTGGCTCCCTTGCCGCGTCCATGACCAAGACCCTTGATTGCCATCCCGATTGACGCCATATTACGTCAGTATGAATGGAGGCTGATATGGGAATCGAAGCATTTTCTGAACAGGGCCAGTTCGCCCCGGGTCGGATCGCAACGGTCTTGCGCACCACGAAGGACGAAATCGCCCACACGGTCGGCCTCGGCCGCGATGCTCTGATGCGTCCCGACCGGATCGCCAGCCCAAAGACCCAGAAGCGGTTGCGCGAAATGGTCGAAATCCTGAACCGGGTAGAACCGCGCTTCGGCTCCGAGCTGATCGCCTATGCCTGGTATCGATCGGAACCGCTGGCAGGCTTCGCTGGGCTGACCGCAATGCAGCTGGTGCAGGAAGGTCATGCAGGCGACGTGATGGCCTATATCGATGCGGTTGATTCCGGCGTTCATGCCTGATGCGTCACGCTATGCCGGGCTGCTTTACCGGGCATTGAACCCGATCCGGGCAAGCGATCCGCTCTCGGGTGAAGGCGCGCGGCTGCACGGCGGACGGTTCAATGCCAAGGGACGGCCCGCGCTTTACACCTCGCTGTCGGTGATGACGGCAGTCCGCGAGAGCAATCAGATCGGCACATTGCAACCCACGACGCTGGTCTCCTACGAGGCCGACATCGGGCCTGTGTTTGACGGGTGCGATGCAGCCGCTCTGGCCGGATATGGCATGACGCCAAAGGCTCTGGCGGCTGATGACTGGCGGATAAGGATGCAGAAGGACGGTATGGCACCGACACAGAGTTTCGCCGCACAGCTGAACGCCGATGGCTACGCCGCGCTCCGGGTGCCGAGCTTTGCCAAAGGGGCGGTGCTCACTGACGTGAATATGGTTCTGTGGGTCTGGGGCCCGGCGCTCCCGACCAGATTGACATTGATCGACGACGAAGGGCGACTGGCGAAATGAGCGCCAGCCGCAGTAAAATAGACTCTCAGTGCAACAGATCGGCGAGCCCGATCGCTTCGAACGCCTCCTTCATGGCCGGGGCGAACCCCGGATCAATCCGCGCTGGTCCATAGCCATTCGCGCGGTTCCACGCGTCGATCTCGCGCAACTCGGCGGCAAACTCTTCGGGCGACGCGGCCTCTTTCAAGGTCGTGTCGCCCTCGCAATAGCTGAAAATCGCTAACCGGGCCGGGTTGGCCCATGTCCCAAAATACGACGCATCCTGCGCCGTATCGACCTGCGCCCATCCGTTCTTGTAGCTGCAGAGCCCGCAATCGTAGGTGTAGCGATCGCCCGGGGCGAATTCACGGGTGATCTTCATGCCTCCACCTGCGCGCGGGCAGTGATAGCGATCACGCAAAGGTCCCGGTAGCGGGCGATGGCTTTCGGGCTGGACGAGACAGGATTGATCTCGAAGGCCTGCAGGGCGGCGATATCGCCTGCCTCGGCCAAGGCCACGATCTGGGCCAGCTTGGTGCGAAACCGCGCGTGGGTCGGCTTGGAGAAATCCGGCACCTGCGGCAGCACCCCGGTGTGAGCCTGATCTACGATGGCTTGGCGCTTGCCGATCACCGGGGTAGTCGCGGGCTTCGGTGCTTCTATCACAGGCTCGCCCGCCTGTTCGCTGTTGCCGTAGTCTAGCACCAAGGTCAGCCGCGCCTCGGCCTGATCGAAGGTGGCGGCGGTCATGATCGAGGTGAAGGCAAGAGCGGCACGGTCGGTGCCGATCTGGGCTGCGAGCAAGCGGGCGAGATTATCGCCCGCCTTCTTCGCGCTGGCTGTGGGCTCAATCGGGGAGTCAGATAGGCGCTGGGCAAGCGCGTCGATTTGCGCGGCGGTGAAGGATTTGGTTTTCATGATGGGCGCCTTTCAAGCGTTGGTGATGTGGGCGGAATGCCCAAGGGGGGTCACCGCGTAGATCATCGTGCGGCCGTCGCCGATCGCGGCCCCAAAAGCCTGCGCCTCGGGCAGCGTCGCGAATTGCTGGCGGGTGCGATCGCGGGGTGTGCGTCCCCGTGCGGCGACAAAGTGGGCGGCGTTTTGCAGGCAGAATTCTTCGTGCGTTGTCAGGGGTTTCATGGGGGCCTCCGTTGGATTGCGATGGCTGCAGACAGCGCACGACATCAAAAGAGAGCAACTCCTAAGTCACTGAATAAATGAGGTTTCGATCAGAATGGGAGTGTCTCGGCGAAGCTATGCAGCGCAGCGCGGCGTCTCCGAGGCGGCGGTGCGCAAAGCCATCGCCACAGGGCGGATCACGACCCTGCCAGACGGTACGATTGACCCTGATCGCGCCGATGCCGAATGGGGCGCACAGACCGATCCTGCCAAGCAGCGCGGCCTGCATGCCCGTCAGATGGGTGCCGAGACGGCTGCAGGCACAGCGCGCGCGACCGCCACCAAGCCAGTGCCGCAGGCGGCGCTCAAAGCGGTAGCCGATACGCTGCGCGATGCGGGCACCGATCCCGGCAGCCCCGAGGCCAGCGGCGGCGAGGTGTCTTTCCTGCGCGCCCGCATGGCGAATGAGGTTCTGAAGGCCCAGACCGCCAAGGTCCGGCTGGAAAAAATGAAAGCCGAGGTTATTGACCGCGCCCGGGCTACGGCGATGGTGTTCGATCTGGCACGGCGCGAACGCGATGCCTGGCTGAACTGGCCCCCCCGGGTGGCGGCGAACATGGCGGCAGAATTGGGCGTCGATGCCCACCGGATGGAGCAGGTTTTGGACACATATCTGCGCGCCCATCTGGCGGAAATGGCGGAGGTGAAGATTGAGCTCCGTTGATACCTTTGACGGTGCCGAGGAGGTCCGGCGCGCATGGATGGCCGGGCTTGCCCCTGATCCGGCACTGACCGTGTCGCAGTGGGCGGACCGTCATCGGGTTTTGTCATCGCGGGCGGCCTCCGAGGCTGGACCCTATCGCACGGCGCGCACGCCCTACATGAAGGCCGTGATGGATGCGCTGTCGCCGCGCCACCCTGCGCAACGGGTGGTGTTCATGAAGGCGGCGCAGGTTGGCGCCACGGAGGCAGGCAACAACTGGATCGGGTTCTGCATGCACCGCGCCCCGGGGCCGTTCCTAGCGGTGCAGCCGACGGTGGATCTGGCGAAACGCCTGTCGCAGCAGCGGATCGACCCGCTTATCGAGGAAAGCCCAGATTTGCGGGCACTGGTTCTGCCATCGCGTTCGCGAGACGCCGGGAACACCATTCTGGGCAAGCGATTTCCCGGCGGGCAGCTGATCCTGACCGGCGCGAATTCCGCCGTGGGGTTACGATCCATGCCCGCGCGCTGGGTGTTTCTGGACGAAGTCGATGCCTATCCGGGCGATGTGGACGGCGAGGGTGATCCGATCGCACTGGCCGAGGCGCGGACCATCAGCTTCGGCCATCGCAGTAAGGTGTTTCTGGCCTCAACGCCGACGTTGAAGGGCTTGAGCCGGATTGAACGGGAGTGGGAATTGTCCGACCAGCAGCGTTATCACGTGCCCTGTCCGCATTGTGGTGGGTTGCAATGGCTGCAATTTGAGCGGTTGCGCTGGGAGCCGGGCAAGGCCGAGACGGCGCAGTATCTGTGCGAGCATTGCGACGCCCCGATCGCGGAGCGGCACAAGACGTGGATGATGGCGGAGGAGAACGGCGCGGGCTGGATGGCGACCGCGGCACCCGACGTGCAGGCTGCTGCAAAGGCGGCGGGCGTGGTTGGGTATCACATCTCCGGGCTCTATTCGCCGCTGGGGTGGCTGTCCTGGGAGGAGATCGCCCGGGGTTGGGAAGGCGCGCTGGGCAATGATGCCGCGCTCAAGACTCTGAAGAACACAATCCTCGGGGAGACATGGCAGGAACGCGGCGAGGCGCCGGACTGGCAGCGGCTTTATGAGCGGCGGGCAGATTGGCAGCTTGGGATAGCACCGGACGGGGTGCTCTTGCTTACTGCCGGGGCAGACGTGCAACGCGACCGGATCGAAGTTGATGTCTGGGGCTGGGGCCGCAATTTGCGTTCCTGGCTGGTCGATCACGTTGTTTTGGAAGGCGACACCGCCAGACCGGAGGTCTGGGCGCAGCTGACTGAATTCCTCGGCCAGACGTGGGAGCACGCCTCGGGCTGCCGGATGGCGCTGGCCCGCATGGCGATCGACTCCGGCGACGGGGTCACCACCGATGCGGTTTATTCCTGGGTGCGGGCCGTGGGGCGCGGACAGGTGATCGCAATCAAGGGTGTGGCGGGGTTTGACCGCAGCACTCCCGTGGACGGCCCCACCTATGTCGAAGTGACCGAGGCCGGGCGCAAACTGCGGCGCGGGGTGCAACTTTGGAAAGTTGCCGGGGCGGTGTTCAAATCGGAAACCTACCGGTTCCTGCGCCTGATCGCTCCGACCGACGAGGAATTGGCCGAGGGCGCGGAATGGCCCCACGGCTTCGTGCATATCCCCAAAGGCACCACGGCGGAGTGGATGAAGCAGCTCACCGCCGAGCAGCTGATGACGATCAAGACCCGGCAAGGGTTTCAAAAGCTGGAATGGCAGCAAACCCGCGAGCGCAACGAGGCGCTTGATTGCCGGGTCTATGCGCGGGCTGCCGCCTGGCTGATGGGGATCGACCGATGGGACGATCTGCGCTGGGAACAGCTGGAAGCACAAATGGCGACGGGACAAGCCGACGCCTTGCCAGCTGGTCAGCCAAACCGGGCTGCACCACAGACAACGTCAAAACGCCCCGCCCCCTGGATGGGCCCGAGAAAGAAATGGTTCTGAAATGGCTTGGACGCAAAGTGAACTCGACGCCCTGAAGCGAGCCTATGCCGCAGGCACCCTGCGCGTAACTTCCGATGGCCGGACTGTGGAATACGGCAATGCCGCCGACCTGCTGTCCCGGATGCGCACCATTGAGAGTGAGATGGCGCAGGCCGCCGGGTCGCCCTTGCCGGTCGCAGGCTTTGCCAGCTTTCACCGGGGCGTGCGGTGAGCACTACGGCACCAACTACAATCCGCTGGGGTCTGATCGATCGGGCCGTGGCGTTGGTTTCGCCGCAGGCTGCGGCGCAGCGTTATGCCGCCCGGATTGCTTTGGGCAATCTACGCCGGGCTTATGATGGGGCGGCCAAGGGGCGCGGCACCGATGGCTGGACGACCAGCGGCAAAGCGGCCGATGCAGAGATCGGAGTGGCCGCGCCGATCCTGCGCGACCGAATGCGCGATCTGGTCCGTAATAACCCACTCGCCGCCAAAGCCGTGGCCGTGCTGGTCAACAGCCTTGTCGGCACCGGCATCCGGCCGCGTGCTGCGGCTGCGGATAAAGCGCTGAACAAACTGGTCGATGATCTCTGGACGCGCTGGGCGGATCAATGTGACGCCGATGGACATACTGATTTCCACGGGCTGTTGTCACTGGCAATGCGCGAAACCATTGAGGGTGGCGATGTCTTCGCTCTGCGCGTGCGTCGCCCGCGTTCCGCCGGGCTGGTGGTGCCGCTGCAGATCGAATTGAAGGAAGCCGATCACCTCGATGGCGCTAAGTTCGAGGATCGGCCCGGCGGGGCGCGCATTCGCTACGGTATCGAGCACGACAGCGGCGGGCGGCGGGCAGCTTATTGGATGTATCCCGACCATCCGGGCGATGCCGCGCCGGTTTTTACGCGGCGGTTTGAATCCGTGCGCATCCCGGTCGACCGGGTGGCGCATTTGTTTGAGCGCCAGCGGGTGCAATCGCGAGGCGTGCCCTGGGGCACCCCAGCGATGGCGGCCCTGCGCGATGTGGACGATTGGCAGCGCGCCGAACTGGTGCGCAAGAAAACCGAGGCTTGCCTTGTCGGCATCGTTTTCGGTGACGACGAAACCCAGCAATCTATCGCCCCAGTGGTGCAGGACGCTGACGGCAACCGGATCGAACAGTTCGAACCCGGCCTGATCGCCTATGCCCGCGGCGGCAAGGACATCAAGTTCAACCAACCGGCCGCGACGGCAGGCGTTTATGAATGGCACCGGGTGCAGCTGCATATCATCGCCGCAGGCTGGCGCGTGCCTTACGAGCTGATGACCGGCGATCTCAGTCAGGTGAACTTTTCGTCCAGCCGCGTCGGCCTGAACGAATTCCGCCGCATGGTGGAGGCGATGCAATGGCAGATGATCATTCCGATGTTCTGCCAGCCGATCTGGAACTGGTTCTGCGAGGCGGCCTTTGCCGCGGGACTGATCCCAACCGCCGATATCCCGGTCGAATGGGCGCCGCCGAAGTTCGACAGCGTCAACCCGCTGCAGGACGCCACCACTGACCTGCTGGAAACCCGCGCCGGGTTCTCCACCATCGCCCAGCAGATCGCCAAACGCGGCTACGACCCGCGCAAGGTCATGGAGGAATGGCAGGAATATGCCCTGCTGGCTGATACCATGAACCTGATCTTTGACAGCGACCCCCGCAAAGTCAGCCGTGGCGGGCAGGTTCAAAGCCAAGACCCCGGATCGCTGGACAGCGCGCTGGGCACCCCGCCGCCAGATCCCAGCCAAAGCTGAACGGAGCCCAAAACATGCCGAACGACATCATCGATCTGCCCTTACAAGGGCGGATGGCCTCTGTGCGCGCGGGCTCGGTCGATGAAGCCGCGCGCACGGTCGAAATCATCTGGACCACCGGCGCCACAGTGCGCCGGGCCCGGCTCTGGGACGAGGCGGTCGACGAGGAGCTTTCCCTCGATCCCGGCATGATCCGCCTGGAACGGCTGAACGGCGGCGCGCCGTTCCTGAATTCGCATGATGCGGGGTCGCTGGACGCTGTGCTGGGCGTGGTGGTCGATGGCTCCGCCCGGATCGCCAACGGTCAGGGCACCGCCACGATCCGCTTTAGCGAGCGGGCCGACGTGAAGCCGATCTTTCGCGACATCGCGGGCGGCATCATCCGCAATGTCTCGGTCGGCTACCGCGTCCACCGCTATGAGATCACCAAACGCGACGGCGCACCCGAGTTATGGCGCGCCGTCGATTGGGAACCGATGGAAATCTCGGCCGTCGCCATTGGCGCTGATCCCGGCGCGCGGGTTCGCTCCGAGAACGGCACAACTCGCGCCCTCAACACCTGCACTCTCACCCGCACCACACACCCTGAAATGGAGGCTCAAATGCCCGATGACATCCAACCCGCAACCCCGGCTGTGGCACCTGCGCCGACAACCCGGGCAGTTGACCCTGCGCCTGCTGCAATCGTAACCCCGCCGCCTGCGCCAACCGCGCCTGCGCCCAACGCTGACGCGATCCGGGCCGAAGCGCAGCGCGCTGCCGCCGACATCCTTACGCTCTGCCAGCGCCACGGCCTCGACAACACCTTTACCGCCGATCTGATCGGTCGCGGGGTCACGCTCGACGCCGCCCGCGGCGCCGTGCTGGACCGGCTGGCGGAGGCCGACACTCTTGGCACCCGCACCGGCGCGACCGTTCCTGCCGCCGCCCGCGATACCGGAGCTAGTGAGATCGCCTATCGCGATGCGGTCTCGGCCGCCCTGTTGCACCGCCACTCCCCGGGCCTGCACCAATTGACTGACGCGGCACGGGAATTCCGGGGGCTGAACCTGCTCGATATGGCCCGCCACGCCCTTGAACGCCGGGGCATCAGCACGCGTGGCATGTCGCGGATGGAACTGGCGACCGAAGCCCTGCAGAAACGTGCCGGGCCCGGCTATCATTCCACCGCTGACTTTCCGTTCATCCTCGCCAACGTCGCAAACAAGACCCTGCGCGCGGTCTATGACAGCACGCCGCGAACCTTCACCGCTTGGGCACGGCAGGCAACGATCACCGATTTCCGGCCGGTGCAGCGCACCCAGCTTGCCGGGGCGCCGGACCTCTTGCGCGTGCCGGAAAGTGGCGAATTCAC